ATAGTGTATGGCTTCTTAGTTTCAGGATGAATTGAATACGCGCCTACCACATATTGCCCTTTCGATTTAATCTCGATGCCAGGCAGTTGTTTTATGTTTCTCTTTACCTTGACATTTGCGGGCTTCTTAAAATACACATGACAACAAGCTGGCGTGTCTTGTGAGGCGGGGCGAGATTGCACCTGGTATGTCGGCACCTTAAGTAAATCGGGAATGCGCAAGGTCTTGTTTAGAACGGCTAATGAGTCGATGCCCGCTATGTAATTGCGAGGGTCAATATCGACTACCAAGTAATCATCGGTTAATCGGACGCCGTAATTTGAGCCAAGGGCTTTAACATCGAGATTGGCATCATAGTCTTTCTTAGTCCACCCCTTCCACTTTGGGCGTTTGCCCTTAAGTGGAAACAGGTAGAAACCGGCTTGAACGTAAGCACGCGCGCATTTAAGACGCGATTCGTTGATTTGAGCTTGTGATTGCACTCACGATACCTTGGATTATAGGTCAGCCGCTAATTCCAGGAGTTTCCTTGTTTTGGCTCTCTCAAATTGTTCAGGTGACAAACTGCCCTTACCACCATTTTGCAATTGGTGAAGGACTACTCGCTTATCAAGCCAGTATTGACGAGGACCGATTTTGATAGTGGATATTTTGCCTTCTCGCGCCAATTGCCGCACATATGCGATGTTATATCCCACTATCTTTGCTATTGCTTCCACTGAGTATAAGGTCTTACCATCAAATACGATGGATAATCGTTTCTTCACTTTCCTTCCGCCTCCTCTTCTCGCTGTTTCTTAAACGTCTCGAACACTAAATTGTCGAAATACCGAGATAGAATCTCGATAGTCTCATCACACGCTCTAATATGGGCGTCTCTCACTACCTTAAAGCGTCGATAATCGTTCAGCGCTCGTTGTATCTCGCCTGGAGTCACTTACCTGCCTCAACTAATAACTGCTCTCGCGTGTGCGGCACATAACGATAATGTGCCTCTTGGCTCAATTCATAATCTAGTTGTTGCTTGTCGTTCTCAGTGGCGCGAGATAAGCCATAGAGGACAAGAGCAGCGAGTGTCAATGTGAGGGCGTCTCTAATCATCAGTTATCGCCATATTGTGATTGCTGACTGAGCCAATATTCAATGTCTCTACGGCGTTTACTAATCGGTGGCGGTGCGGGTTTAAACGCATAAGCCAGCAAGAGGAATAAAACGGCAATGAATAAAATAGCCATTGAGGTATTATAACATACAATGTATAAACGTTAAAGCCCCTGACTGAGTGCAATTAGTCAAGGGCTCTACGTTTGTGTGTGGCGTCGTGGATTAGGTGAAGTCGAATCCAGACTCAAGGATTATACCCGTTAGTCTCCATTTGTTGCTAATTTCCAATAAATAAGCGCATAAAATAGCAACAAACCCAATAGCCAATATTCTGGAAACATAGATGTACCCTCCGCACACAAACTTATCTAACTATATCATTCCCTGCTCAGTGTGCTTAATATCCGCTATGGGATTAGTTATCGATAATAACGATTGTCATCTCTATCAGGGCATTGATGAAAATCAGTGTTTGATACTATATCTTCAAAAGTTGATGGGTCTTGAATAATGTCCTCATATTCAACCGGATAGGGTTTGCCCGCTCTAGACTTGAGCCAAATAATCTCGGCACCGCATGTGTTGCATCGTCCTACTTGCTGCCTGGTGAACGCTACATAAGCCATTGGTTGCTCTCCTTATAGAATGTAACGCCCGCCACTCTGAGAACGAGTGACGGGCATTGAGGGACGGTCTGGTTATCCTTGCTTGATTGCTCTCATCTCTTCCGCTAGTGTGAACAATGCCTTGTTCAGTTTCGTATTTGCGTCGACGCCTAATACTTGACGCGTATGTGTTCGTCCTCCTGTTGATGTTCGACCAGCTAAGCCACCTTGGAGGAGATTCTCTTGAACGCGATTGAATGTCCTATATAGGTCTGAGCCATTATCGCCATAGCGGCGAACGGTGAGCAACCGTTCAGCCCTAATTGGGGCAGTTTCCTTGATTACCTGCTCACCATTTGGTTGAACAAGCGTTTCTGATTCCCATCGTAATTGTAGAGCAGCGCGGGCAAAGGCAACCTGCTCCTCTTCGCTAAGAACAATTGATTGCATCTCATTTATGGTGTCTGATATTCTCGGCACCTCATCGATTACTCGATATGAGGCTTCAATTACATCCTCAGTTGTGAGTTTCTGATGTCTGAGACGAATAGGCTCAAAGGTGCGGTCGGAAACAATCAAGCCATTAGAACAGACAAGCCGATACAAGCCAGCGTGCAATTGGTAGCTAGACTTGCCATCATGGCTATTGATGAGGAGCAGATTGAATTCGGTATCTCCAACCGTCCATGTGGTTGGAGTATTCGACATTCTAAATCTGATGGAATGCTTCTGGTATCCGGCGTTTGTGGTTGAACGCGATTCCATAGCTTGGAAAGGTAGCCAACCTTGTTCACGCAAAGCATTGAGGACCATGCAAGTATCGTAGAACTTGTATTTGTCGCTGGTATTAGGCGCGGCATTGTCCGTGAATACAGCAGGCGCGTAGCGATGTATTTGTTCGTTAGTGAGCACATTGTAGTTTCTTGATATGCGCTTGGTATCTTCTGCGTTAGTCATTGGTTGCTCCTTATTGTGTGGTCTCATCAGTACCCGCTTAACGGGTAGACCGGCCATCGCCGGTTTCGACCTGCTTAGCTGTAATAGGTGCCCATAACGCAATCATCGCCATCTTCAGCCAATTTGATTAAAATGCCACTAAAGAACGAATCGCTGTGATGACCGGACCATCCTTTAAATACTTCATGGTTTATGTGCATAAAATCGCTAAGTAAATAGACTGTTTTCCTATATCGTACGAATGAAGCTTGCGCTTGCTCTTCTTCTGTTTCAAGATAATCGAAGTCTTTGCGCTCTTTATTCGTCAATTCATGCCAATAGATGATTGGGTATCGATGCTTATTGGTTTTAATGACTAGGCTTGACATAATGATTAGGTTTGACATGGGTGTTCTTCCCCTATTAGGTATTGTGTGGTCTCATCAGTACCCGCTTGACGGGTAGACCGGCAAGAGCCGGTTTCGACCTGGTTATTTGCGAACTAATTCACCGTGCCAAGATAACTGAGTTGGCTCATAGTCTTTCAACGTAAGTTCTATGACATTTTCTAGAGCGTATTGATAAGTGTCAGCCAAATATTCATCAGTATTCTCTAAAGTCCATTCAGCGTTATCGTATTCTTGCCCCTCATCGTCCACTTCCGTAAAATCAGCATCCACGCTAATTGTTTCAAAGTCTAGCTTTAACCCAGTGCGCATTGAATATGTGACCGTAATATTGCGAGTAGTCCAACCACAATAAAAGCCAGTGCTGTTTATATGGTGATAAGCCACTTCAAATACTAGCTTCTCGCCCGTGCTCTCCTCTAAGAGCAGTTTTGTGCCAGCATCGATACCACTACCAGAGGGCATGTGGTTCTTCATAATGCTCTCAAGAGCGTATTCATGCCTCATCTTATTTGATTCTTGCGCGGTTACGGTCGAATGATACTGATAAACTTGGTTTGCAATCTGCGTGTAGACTGGTTCTTTGTACATGTGAATATCCTCTAATAATTGTATTTAGTATAAACCCTGATTAGTAGCCAATCTCATTCATATAGTCATCAGCGGTGACTATTTCAATTATCGGGCCAGCCCCGCATATCTCAAGTATATCGTCAAAACTTGCCGAATCTGAACCAAGTAGGGTGAGGGCGATGTCGTTGGTGTTCATTTTGCACTTCCTTTATGAGCGGTGACTAACGATGTTATATCACGATGAATGACGATGTTCAATACCGATATGATGATAATATGTTAATGTATGTTGATGTTAGATCCTCTTTACGTCTCAGATGTGTCTCATAGCTATGGCTTAGCAATAACTACCTTTAAGAGTACTTTGAGACATATCTTTATAGTTCTTTAGAGACTTATATGATTATGATATATGGTTAATAATACGTATAAGCTATATAGTCCATATAGGAAATGTTGAATAGATGTGTCACATGTCCCAAAGTTCCGAATAAGTACTTCTGTTTGGGACGTAGCGATTTTAAGGGGTGTGACATAGATGTTGTATGCGTCACACCCTTATTGGCTTACAGCGTCATATTTATGCTGTAAAGCTGATGCTATGAGGGTCGGAATATATGTGATATATGCCACTTCGATATACGTATGAGAGGCGTCTCATAATAGATGTGTCTCACCCCAGTTTAAGCGCATTCAACGTCATATTTATGCACCGTATTTGGTGGCACACAATTTTCTTCGCACCCTCTAAAAGGGAGGGTGGGGGCGGGGTATGGCGTCCCACGCGTGGCGGGAAAATTTCGTGAAGGACTAATTACGCACCCCAAAATCCAATTTCCAAATATCATACAACATCATACCAAGCATCATACAACCTCAGTTATGGTATGATTTCTCTCGTATATGACAGCCCCGAGGACCAATCATGCCAACAGCACCAGCAATGAAAATATCAGCCCTGAGTGAACCAGAAACGCCACCAGGAGCCGCACTAGCACCTAAATCGGCTCACAGTAATGCCATGTCTTTCGACGTAGAGGGAGAGCGCAAGCCCGGCACTGCCTCCCCAACCTTGGCTAATCGCAGCAAAACCAAAGGCAGGGTAAAGCCGAATAACGACACTTGGGTATTCGTAATTGAGGGCATGTATGGCGGTAGAGACAAGAACTCTTTCGTCGAGAAGCCTTATAAAGTGACAATCACAATGCCGGATACGCAAGTAGAGAAAGGCGCCTTGCACCAATTCATCAAGCACTATGCGCCTCGCATGATGCCCAAGATTTACAAGGACTACCAGAATTTGTTCACCTTTGAAATCGTAAACGCCGTCTGTACCTCTTCTGAGAAAGAGGCGACAAACATCCAGGTTATGCCCCGAGACTGCTTGGCTACTTTCGTCATTGACAACGAGCTACCAGTCGAGTTAGAACTCTATGCAGACGCCGATGACCTCAGACACGCGATTAAAGAATGCTTGGACCCGAAAACTACCGATTCGTTTGAAGCCAATCAGCAATTGCGTAAAGAGCGCATTGGTCCTCGTCTAGTAGACGCCACGATTGCCCTGGACTTCATCCAAGAGTCAATCAACAATTCGCTGAAACTCAACCAAGCAGACGACCTTTAGTCAACCCCGACCGTCCCAAAGCCAACAGGAGAAATAATATGACAGCTTCAAACCGTGACCCTTTCTCTCAATCAACGCCAGGTAACGTTAGAGGTTCAGCGGCGAAGATGTCTAACCCTGTTGGCTTAATGGACGACAACACGATGCGAACGGGTTCCTCAAATCCCCGCCCGCCGTCGACCCGAGAAGCGCCAGACCCTAGACCCGTTTCAATGGTCGCCAGGGATTCAGGTACTAATGGCTTAGCATTGAGCCGTGCTGAACGCCCTGGTGATGGTATGGCCCGTAAATGGCTACCTCTATCAGCCCCTTCTCCTAACGCCACTCCAAACGCCGGAGACCGACTTGTCAAGGGAGAAGATGAACATTCGGAATCGAACCTTGTCGAATCGAGGGATGCTATGGGCGAGAATCCAAGAGGCATTGGGATGAAAGAGTCGAGGCAGATGCTTGGTGAGCATCAACCGGAGTTAGCAGAATACGGGAATATGCAAGGCAAGGTTACAATTTCAAAGACGCAAGACTTGGGAGAAGGCAATAATTTTGGAGTGTCTAGTCCCAAGGCGATGGACAGGAAAACAGGGAAGCCCGACAAAACAGACAACGTAAACAGGATGGATGATTAATGCCACTAGACAAATCAGGCTCTAAAGCCTCAGTAGGGAAGAACATCAAGACGGAGATGGCGGCAGGCAGACCTCAGAAACAAGCGGAAGCCATTGCACTCCAAACTCAACGAACCGCAAATTCAAGCAAAGCAAAATCCGATAAGAAGAAATGAGCCCTAGCCCAATGAGCCCAAACGAGTCAGGACAATGGCTTCTATCGAAAGTAATTGAATGGCGCGATAACGTGCCTTATGTTGTTGGGAAAGAGGTTTTCACAAAGACTTCGCTTAACGCTATGGTGCCTGCTGCGATTGCCACTCAATTCAAACCTCGCCGCAATCGAGATGGCGAGATTAAAGAAGAGGACAAGGATTTTATTGGCTTAACTTGTGGCGAAGCAATGATGATTCGCCAGGCGCGTGATGCCTCATATGGTGCTCTCGATGCAACCGAATTTCTTACTGACCGCTTATGCGGCAAGCCGAAACAATCGGTTGAATCGACCTCTCTTACTATGACGTTTCAAGATTATCTCGACACATTGCCGCCGCCGCCACAAATCAATGTTGTGGAGATTGAAGCGCTCTTAGAGCTTAAGCCTGATGACGCCTCACAAGCGCATTCGCTGAAACTACGTAAACTACAGCATCTTGCTTTGACAGATGACTTGTAATGTCAGCGCAATTAAGCCATGACCAACAAGCCAAACATCTCGCCTTAACGCAGAATCTTGAATGGTTTTGCGCCAATAATTTCTACATAAAGACCAAAGAGCCTGGACCGCCGGTTAAGCTCGTATTCAATTTTGTTCAGCGGTACATCGATGCTCGCTGTAATGATATGAAGAAACGCACCGGATGGGTACGAGTCATTATAGTCAAAGCCAGACAACAGACGTGTTCCACCTACATAACATCGAGGTTTGCGAAAGATGCCATTTGTATCCCCGGCACCAATGTATATATACTCACACATGAGGCAAAGGCAACTGCCACCTTATTCGGCAAAGTCGCCCTCATGTATGAGAAGTGTCCTGATGCTATCAAACCCGGTCTTGAAGCCGACAACCGGACCACTCTCGCGTTTAAGAACAAATCTGAGTACGCTGTGGGTACTGCCGGTTCTGCGAACACGGGACGCTCTCAGACGGCGCAAAGAATGCACGCTTCGGAATCGGCTCATTATCCTGATGAAGCGGTGCCAGAACTCGATGCAGGAGTCATGCAAATCGTTCCCGACCTTCCTGGCACCGAACTAATTCACGAGTCCACCGCTAACGGCATGAATTGGTTCTACAAATTCGTGTTCGATTCCTTGGCTGGTTTAACTGATTTCGAGGTTATCTTCATCCCCTGGTTTTGGACGCCGGAATATCGTCGTCGCCTCCCTGAAGATTTCCAAATTATTGAGGAAGAGGAAAAATTAAAGAAGCGTCATAAACTTGACGACGAACAGGTATTTTGGCGTCGACGAAAGATTGTCGCTCTCAAGTCGCTTAAGAAGTTTATGCAGGAGTACCCTGCAACCCTTCAGGAAGCGTTTCAGGCGTCGGGGGAGGGATTCTACGATATTGAGCGAGTAAGAGCCGCCATGACCTCTAAAACCGTAGGCAATACGGGAGCGCTTCTTCTCGGTGTTGATTGTGGTGGAGACGGTAAGACCTCAGACCGCACTATCCTCGTTATGCGCCGGGGACGCCAGATAATCAAGATATGGAAATACGTCAAAATGACCTCTATACGCTTGGCTGGCATAGTCTCAGACTTAATCGAGCAATTTTCCATTGATAGAGTCTTAGTCGATAAGTCGTATGGTAAAGATGCGGTAGACCTCTTGCACGAGCGCAATTATTTTGAAGTAGAGGCGGTCTCCTTTGCCGAAACGCCGGATGACGATATTTACGCTAATAAACGCGCAGAGATGGCGTTCCGATTCAAAGATTGGCTACATGAAGGAGATGAGGGCGATGTATCGCTACCAGACGATGAAGAGATGGCGGCGGATATTGCTTGCATACCGGAAGCTACGCAAAACAGCCAAGGTAGATGGATATTCCCGCCAAAGAGGGATATCAAGAAAGCAATAGGTAGGTCTCCTGACATTTTCGATGCTATTATTTTGACGTTCGCCCGACATGTCCGTTCCTCTGATGAAATACGTCATAAGATGCAGAAAACTGAAAACACCAAGCGCGGGTCCGAGTTTAAAACCTTGGCTAGAATAAGAACTTCTCGTTCTGATGGGTATGAGGAAGATAGGAAAATAGCGGTTCCTTTCAAGTTTAAGGAGTTTCGATAATGGGCTCAGTCATTTTGCCGTTAGCCGGTGCAACTATTGGAGGGCTGTTAGGCGGTCCTTTAGGCGCGGTTGCCGGTGGTTTAGGCGGAGTGGCGGGCGATTATGTTGTAGGCAATCAACAATCACAAATAGCGCAGCAAAATTCTTATACGCAACAATCGAATCAAGCAGCGCAAGAACAAGCCCTTCAATCGCAGCAATTTCAGCAGCAACAAGCTCAATTTCAACAATCTGAGAATCAGGCGTTTCAGCAAGAGGCTTCCAGTCAAGCTCAAATGGCTCAATCGTTTCAGCAGCAAGAATCGCAATTTCAACAAGCGCAAGCCTTGAATGCGCAAGCGCAGCAATCGCAATATCAGCAATTACAGCAACAACAGCAGCAGCAGTTGCAATCGCTAGTTAACGCTAGAACCAGCGCTATAACGCCTTTACTCGGACCTACAGTAAGCAATCCTTTGACACCGCTCTTAGCGGCATCCGGCATCGCTACTACTGCTTTAGGCGATACCGCTTCGCCATCTACAGCGCGTTCTACGCTATTGGGGAATTGAGATGGATAACGTGCCCATTGTAGGAGAATCTTCACCAGGGTTTGCACCTGGTTATCCTGCAATGAGTCAATCCCAAGCGTATCAAGGCGGGCATATGGATTCATTAGGGACGCTGGATTTATCGAAACGACAGGTGGTCTCTAATCCAGAACCTACGCATACGCCAGATGAGCAAAAGTATGAGTACGGGTCTGAGTATTCAGCGAGAAGTAAATTGCATGATGGACGGCAAATGACATATCCGACCATTTATGATGGCAAACAGCACGCACCGCCGGAAGCTTTGCAGCACGCTTTGCAGACCGGGCAGCATATGGGAATTTTTAAAGCCGGTACTCCTGAAAGAGTGATGGAAGATTATGAGAATCAGCTACATGGTCGACCTATCCGAGTTAATGGCCAGTTGCTTAACGGCGATACTTGGAAAGCAATGCAGGAGAAACGATAATGGGGGGTATTTTCGGGGGAGGCGGACAGAGTGCCGCACAAGCGCAATCAGCGCAATTAAATGCGCAAGCTGAACAAGATTACAATCAAGTTCAAGCTCAGAATGCCGCACAAGCGCAACAACAACAATTGCAGCAACAACAGCAGCAACAACAGCAACAACAACAAGCGCAGCAACAACAGCAGTATCAGCAAGAACAACAACAACAGCAACAGTTTCAAAAGCAGTTGCAGCAGCAACAATCGCAGCAGGAACAGGCATTTCAGCAAGCAATAACGCAGCAGAATGCTTCTTACGCCGCGCAGACGCAAGCTCTCATAAATCAACAAACGCAACAACAAGCGCAATACGCCGCTTCTCAATCTGCGGCGAATACTACCCCTGGTGTCATTACTGGCGGATTTCTCGCTGGTTCAAATTTAGGCAACAATTTAAATCCATCCAATTTGGCTAATGGAGCTGCTCTTAACCCCACTAATGCGCGTAATACGTTTTTAGGTACATAATGCCCGCTTCTCCACAAATCAGAATAGACGCACCAGTGCCGATACCGGTTCCGCATGGTTTGCCTACTATTTTGACGGCGCAGCAACCGCCATATATGCAGGAGAAGGCGGCAAGGGTGAAGCTCAGATATGGCGCCATGGCGGCTTATAGAATGCCATGGGTTCACGATTATCGTTTAGCCAGCGAATACGTCTTACGTAGAAAATGGAATTTTAGTGGTTACATGTATGCCGATGAAGGCGCATTTACAACAACGGAGGTGTTCGATGCTACTGCTCCAAATGCTCTTGACCTTATGTGCTCTTCTCTTATTGGGGCTCTCTGGCCTAATGGTTCGAGAAGCGTACAAATTGTGCCGCCCTTCACAATGTCCGCCGAGGATAGAAACAGCAACGAGATAAAGGAGTTTTATGAGTATTGCTCCAAAGTCTTACATCATATCGTCGATAATCCGAAAGCAGGATTACAAACTGCCCTTGAAGAATACATGGGCGACCAGGGTACATTTGGCGTGTCAGGTATTGCTGTTCATGAAACGGATGACGACGTATTACCCGTTACCTTTTCTGCTGTGGATGCTAAATGGCTCACTATTGCTGAAGGGGCGGACGGTTACATCGATACTGTCTATATCAAGAGATTTGTCACTATCCGGCAATTGGTTCAGCGCTTTGGTCTAGCTCAAGTATCGCCTGGTATCCGAGACATGTACCTCAAGGGCGATAGCTCAATGCTTGAACAGAAGCGCATGTATATCGAAGCGATTGAGCCGCGCAGAGATACTAAAGGCTCATTCGGCAATCAGAACATGCCGATTGCTTGTATTTACGTAGAATATGATACTGGCTGGGTTTTGAAAGAATCTGGCTATGAAGAGATGCCTTTATTCATTACGCGATTTAAGAAGCGCATGAACGAGGTATATGGCAGAAGCCCGGCTATGGAAGCCATGCCGGATATTTTAGAAATAAATTCTAGACGAGAGATGCTTATAGTCGCAGACGAGAAGATGCTGAATCCACCCTTAGCGGTTTACGATGACGGTCAGCTAGGGGGCGGTTCAGTTGACACTTCTGCTGGTGCGATTTCGGTATTTCATGTCACCGGTAGGACTACAGGCAAGCAGCGAGTAATCGAGCAGATAGTTACTATTGGCGACCTTCAATCGTCTTATAAACGTGTCACGGAGCTTATAGACATCATTCGCTTGGCGTTTCATATTGACCGTTTGACGGATTTCAATAATGACACAAGAATGACTCTAGGAGAGGCAAAACTTCGTGACCAGATGCGTTCGCAATCCCTTAATGCCATCTATTCGAGGCAGCAAAATGAAATGTTTAGCCGCATGGTTGCTCGTGTGTACAATATTTGTTTTAATCGTTTTCTATTTGGCTATCCAAGAAATAACCCACAAGCTATGCGGCTTGCTGCTCAAGGTTTGCCAGTCTGTTATATCCCGGATAAAGTGATGCAACTTGTTACGCAAGGTAAGGATGCGTATCACGCTGAATTTATATCGCCTGCTGCAAGGGCTATGAAGGCGGAAGAATTAAATGGCATCCAGCAGACTGTAACCTATGCGCTGGGTGTGGTTCAGGGCGACCCGACAATAATGGATAACATCAATTTTGATAAAGTAATTCATAAGGTCCAAAATCTGTCAGGTGCGCCGTCTGAAATTATGCGTTCGGATGAAGAGGTTATGCAGTTGCGTAAACAGCGCACACAGCTTCAGCAGAAGCAGCAGGCGGTCCAGGAAGGCAAGATAACCGCTGATACCTTACGAGCTACCGGACAAGGTGCGCAAGCCGCCGCTAAAGCGGGCATAGACCCTCTACAGTTAGCGCAAGCTTTATCTACTACGCAAGGACAACAGATGCCCGCTTAATCAAATATGTCA